TTCGGCGCCAGACAATAGATGTCCGCGCCGTACTCGCCGTCGAGATATGCCATGTAGGCGATGCACGCCGAGGCGAAGAGGCTCTTGCCGTTCTTCCGGCCGATCACCAAAAAGACCTCGCGGAAGATCCGCAGGCCGTCCTCGTCCACGATGCCGAACATGAGGCAGACCGTGGCCTTTTGCCAGAGCTCCAGCGTGATCAGGTCGTTGCGACCCTTGCTGTGTCGGCAGAAGTTCTCTATAAACTTGATGGCGGTGTTCGCCTTTTTCGCGTCGTAATAAAAAAGACCATAGCGGAGATCCGCAATGATCCATCTGTATAGTAGCTTGATCCACCTGCCGACGATTATCTCGCCCGCCTGGATCTTGTCGTAGTATTCCTGGATATAGTTGGCGTAGGGTTTCATTCATTCATCATCGCCTGGAGACGGCTCGCCTTTTGGGCGGGCGGCACAAATTCAAGCAGCTGCTTCATGATGGCGTTGAGGTTCTTTGTCAGGCTGATGTGAACGTCGGCCGCTGCCGCTTTCTTTCGGCCCATCTGGTTCTCGCCGTTCTGGTATGTCTCCACCCAGCCCGTCTCGTTGAGCTCTTCTTCCAGCTCTTCCAGGCTGATGGTGATGTATGCCGCGCGGTCGATCAGGGCGTAACAGGTCTGCAGCTTGTTCTCGTCAAGCCCGGCGAAAATCTCAAGCAATCTGGCTCTTTCCTTCTTGATCCGCGTGGTTTTCTTTGCTTTCGTCATAGACCTCACCCCTTTCGCGTGATTTGTAGAGTAAAATTGAGGGGCCCCCCTCGGTCCCGGGGGGCCCCCAATTTTTTGGGAGAATGGGGGGAGTCCCCGTCGGCTCAATAGTTCGTGTTACGTAGGATCTCCCCATTTTTCCCATAAAGGCATCGGCCTGGTGTGGCCTGCCTTGGGTCTTTTTCTTTATTGTGGCACGTTTGGCACTCGTACAGGAAGCGCTCAGGGTTCAAGCTGATGTCGGGATCATTGCAATTAATATCGTCCAGCCATATAGTGTGGTGCACGATCTTCCCTGGCTCCATGCCGCATACCTCACAGAGCCCGCCGTCTATAGCCAGCCTGTTATCTATGTATGCCTGCCGGGCCCTCTTCCACGCGCCGCTTTTATAAAACTCCTTTTGGGTCATTTGATCACCCCATACAGAAGAAGAGCCAGGCACTCTGCCCAGCTCTTCACGATACCATTATACCACGATAATATACGACATACCACGACATACCAAAGGGGAAGCGAACAAGTGAACGAACAGAACGGCATTTTCTCTATAAATACCCTAATATGCCTATATCCCTATATTCCCCTATATTATATGCTCATATATTACTACTCTTTTATTTTATTGTTACAGTTGTTCACTTGTATCATATATAGAAAAAAGCCTTATAAATAAAGGGTTTTTCGCGCGGACAAGGGTGCGGACAAGGCGGAACAACTTTAGCGCACTAAAGCAAAAAAGGTGGCCCAGAGGCTTCCGCCTCGGACCACCTTGTCCACAATATTCGCGGCCTGTCCGCACCCTTGTCCGTCTTAATCCGTTGCCGAGCCCTCTCTCAGCCCCTCCAGCTCGTTCAGTACAAACCGCTGCACATATCCAGGCGCGGTGCGTCGGCCAGCCTCCCATTCTTCGATCGTGCGCTTGGGGATCTCCATACGGGCGCTCATGGCCTGCTGTGTCAGTCCTGCCGCCTCTCGGGCGGTTTTCAGTTTTTCGGCGAATGTTTCCATTTCATCGTCTCCTTATTCTTTGGCATCTTCGATATTGTCAAGAGGATCCGTCTCTTCGTCAAGGATTTCCCCCAAAAGCATCTGTATTTCTTCGAGTTTCTCTTGAAGCATGACCAGCTTTTTTCGTTTCGCGCGGAGTTTCTCGTCGTAAAGTCCCGGGTCGTTCCAATCGGTAAGGAAATACCCAATTTCAAGACCGAGGACTTCGGATATTCTTTGCAGGGTGTCATACTTGGGCCGTCTATACCCAATTTCATATTGACCAATTACTGCTTCAGATGTACCTATCTTAGCACCGAGTGCTTTTTGGGTCAACCCAGCCTTTTTTCGTGCTTCTTTAATTTTGGTAGATAAATCCATACAACTACCTCACAATAATATTAGCGTGTTTCGATTTCTGGGCGGTTTAGCCGCCGCCCTTCGGCCTATATTATTTACAAACAATCAGCACGACAGCGATCAAAAAACCAACCAGGCCGATGAACTTGGCAATTTCAAGGGACAGCGTCAAAATTTCTTTTTTCACTTGACTTCCTCCTCTCTGTGTGGTATAATATCGTAAACCCTTATTTAAGGAAGAGGGCTGATGCCCTCTCCCCCTTATGTAAGGAGTTCGATCAAGATTAGAACCCATCCGACAAAGGATATAATCTCGATCATGAGCTTATTGAGCTGTTGCACCAGCTTGATAAGCTCTTTTATTTTCCTGTCCATTGGTATCACCCCCTTCCTGTGAGTATATTATACCACGCATTGCGTGGTTTGTCAATAGTTTTTGCAAAATTTTTTTGAAAATTTTTGACTTTTTTTTCACGCTATCAAAAAGCCCCACAGGCGGACAGCCTGCAGGGCTTTTTGGCTTATTCGGCGCTTTCCAGTATCGCCACGGCGTTCTCGAAAATGCGGTCAATGGTGCGGGTGCTGTAGTACATCTTCGCGGCGGCCTCTTCCAGTGTCAGGCCTCGGATGCAGTGCAGTCGGAGGAGGGTGCGCTCCCTGTGAGGCAGTGAGGCGATGGCGTTCTCGATCTCGATCAGCTCCCCGTCCAGGGCGTTGAGCTTTTCCGCGTATTTGGCCAGCATGGCCTCGTGCTTGCTCGCCGCATTTTCCACGGGGCTGCTGTTGTTCGTCCCTCCGCCCGGCACCGCGTCCAGCCTCGGGATCGCTGGGCTGTAGATGGTGCTCTCCAGGTCCATGATCAGCTCTTTCAGCTGGTCCCGCTCCGTCTTGATGTTCCTATAGGATCTCAGCTTCTCTCGGGTCATTGATCTGCCTCCTCTTCGTCCTTCGGTTTGTGGCTGATAAAGTCTTTCAGTCTTTCCAGGTCGAGCTTTCGCTCCTTTTCGGCGCGGTCTTCCGCGTCCCTATATTCGAGCAGTTGCCGCAGAGAGGCCACGCCTGTCTTGCTGTGGAAGTTTCCGAGAAAACGAGCGACCACCCGGGGTGTGTCTTTTTCTTTCTCTAAACAGACCACGGACACGTACGGGAAATCCTTGTCGCTGAAATCCCATGAGATCAAATAGTCGGGCTGGAATTGTGGCGATTCATCAAGTCTCATTCTGTCCCCTCCCGCCTCGTTTTCCCAGAGGCCGCTCTAATTTTTTGCCACTCATGGCCAAACCATATGCGCCATTTTAGACATTTTTTGCAGTTTTGTTTGCCCGTTCGCTTGCACTGCGTGCACGGGTAAAGCGGCTCACTCATTCTCGATCGCCCTCCCTTCGGTAGTTTTCCAGCGCTTTTGCCAGGGAGGCGTCCCCGATGTCCCCGGACTCCCACCACTCCACGGCATGGAATACACCGTTAAGCTGTTCCGATAGTACACCGATGCGGTTTTCTGCGGTTTTGATGTACTCAATCAGCCGCCGCACGTCCATGGCAATGTCCATGGCGTCCTGTCTGATCAGTTCCATCTCGACCTTTTCCATCTCGTCGATGTAGTGGAAAAGCTCCTCGGGTTGCTTATAGCATAAATAGTTAAGGCTCCCGCCGCTCATTCTTCCCTCCTCCTCTTTTTCTCGTAGTCTCTCAGGGCGCGGTTGATGTTCTTTTTTCGGGTTCGGTACTTTTTGCCGTGCTTGGCCAGGTGGCGAACTTTCGGCGGCGCCTCACTTAGGGCGGCTTGCACTTTTGCAGTTTTGAGCAGCTGCGTGAAGTTCACCCCGAGTAGTATGGTCGCAATGGTGTCTGCATACGCTCGGAAAAATGCGCCCAGACTCTTTGCCACGTCGCAGAGAGACTCCCCCATCCGTTGCAGTGCTGTTTGCAGGTTGTCGGTGCTCATGTTTTACTCCTTTGTTATTAGCGTTACCAGGCTCTCACCCGGGGAACAGACAGCGACGGCGTCAAGGTGAAACTTGACAGACGACCCGCGATTAACTGCCCCTAAACAGACGCCCGCAACGTCGCGGTGGGTCACAATGTCGGCCCGGTGCTCTATGTCCAGAGACGTGACCAGCAGCCTGGCGCAGATGTACGTGTCGTCAAGTTTGAATTTTACATAGGAAGGGGCGCCGACCTGGATGGCCGCAAAGTCCAGAAAAACAGTGCCGCAGTATTCGCATTTTTCAGCGGTAACAGGCGCCCCACAGTTTGGGCAGTTCAACAGCTTCTTCATGCCCCCAGTACTCTCAGGCGCATCGCGTCGACGGCC